CAAGACATGCAACAGTTTCTTACTTCCTTCACGGAAGGATCAGATGCAGTAAAGAATGCTGTAATATTTTGTGAAGTCAATGGTACATTATATGATGTGAGAAGAATGGAAGTGCATGAGAATGCTACTCCCATCGTTGGTTTTAAAGGTCATACAGCTCACAGATTAGTTTTAAAAACTGAAAAACCTTCTTCAATAATTCTTCCAGACAAGCTAAAACAAGACTACTAATGCACGAGGTCGTTACCTCGATAAAGACATGGGTCCAGAGGCAAAATTATATCAAAAACTTCGTAAAAATTCCAAAGGAATTGTTTGGACTAGGCTTGAAAACCTTAGCTCTTTGGGGACTCCTGATCTATTGGGCTACAATACTTTTGGGCACTTTTTCACTGTTGAGTTAAAAGTTACCCGAGGGAATAAACTTAAATTTTCTCCGCACCAAATTGCCTTCCACAAAACACATCCGAAGAACACATTCATCATAGCCGAGGCCCGTGGTCCGAGGTCCTCGAAACATATTCAAATGTATCAGGGCTCACGAATCATGGAGCTTGTAGCTTGCGGCTTGAAGCTTGATGCTTGCAGCTTGGGGCTTGAAGCTTGCTGCTTGAAGCTTAGTGAGCTTGGTGCTTGAGGCTTGCAGCTTGTAGCTTAGGGCCCGGACCAGGTGCACGCCCGGACGAAGGACGTCTCCTTATGCCACAGCTAATGACCTGATCCAGATATTCCACATGGGAATTTTTTTTAGTGTTTACCATAACTAATATTTTTAATTGATTTAGTCCAGCATGCGCGACAGTCTCGACACTTACCGCCCTGAGCTGGGGCCGGGCAAGTAGCTCCGGAAGTCACAACCGTTGACGTATTCGGCCAGCTGCCGCACGCTACTTGATCAACCATAGGCATGGAGAACCTTATAATTAAATTGTCCGGGGCTCGTGTTACATGGTCCGCGATCCACGCTTCACGGGTCGGCATCCAGTGTTTAACTGTTGGAGATAATTTGCAAACTTCATATATTTTATTTAAATGATCTAGATCTTGCACGTCTCCTGAGTCGTGCCATCTAAAAAATTTCACCTTTTTAGAATTTATTTGATGGGCCATTGCTAAAATCCATTTTTTCTTTTTAATTGCTTTTAATCTTTTGTATTGCGCGGCTTGTACATCCGGAAAAACATAGCAGCCTTTAAGAGCATAGCAGCCATAACAGACTGAGCCTTTAATTTTTCTAAGCTTGGCGCCCGTCTTGCATTTCTTTGCTGGTATACCAATTGAAAACCCGGGCATCTTAGACGGCTTGCTTAACGTGTGAGTAATCTTTATTGCTTCACTTGTATTCATTTTTCCACTCCAAACTCGACATAACTTTGATCTAATAAAGATGTATCTATTTCGCCTATCCAATTTAATAATATATCTTTTTCACTGTCGTGTTCATCAACAACTAACTTAATAGCAAAGTCTGTTTCTTCATCATAATGTTTAAGTTCTTTTATTAAGTCTTTTATTTTCATTTATAATCTTTCTAATTTAACTCTATTATTTAATTGTGGCTGTTTCGTGGCGCTTGAAGCTTGCAGCTTGGAGCTTGCAGCTTTGGGCCGGGGCCGCCTTCTTCTCAACCTCAGGTTGTGCCGAGCTCGCGCTGCCGCGAGCCCGGTATTCCAGGTGATGGACATTATTTCTTTTCCGCGTCCCATTGTCTTTGTCTCGCTGCACTGTCTTCTTGATCTTTTTTAACAAGACGCAAGATCTCTTCTATTGCATCCGCTATTCTTTTTAACGCTTTTGTACTTTCTGACATACTTTCTCCTTTTGTTTATTTGATAGCTTTTTTTTCATACTATATTCTGGATTGGGTACTTCGCTTAACATCTCCTTAATAATATAGTCATAGTTAAGTACTATCATTAATACATCCTACACTATCCCGTAACCATTGTCAAGCTTGAAGCTTGAGGCTTGAAGCTTTCAACCTCTGGTTGAATTTTTTTATTAGCAGGCTGCCGAGAACCTTGTGTCAATTCACACATCTCTCGTCTTTATAGGTCCGGGCTATAGCAAGGACCTAAAGGCTCAGCCAGCAAATAACCTGGACCATTGCTGGTCCAGGCCAGGTTTATTACTAATGATGATCATTTCTGATCCCAGATCCATCGCACATCAACCGGTATTATTCCTGACTAGTCCAATGGATCAGGGATCAGCATCTTTGGGTATTACCTATCTTGCGACAGTACCAAAGATTGCAACTGATCTCGAGACAGTTAATATAAAGGCTCATATCTCAGGAGCCCGATCCTTTCTACATCCACCATAACATAGGAGATATATTAGGCAACAACTTTATTAAAATAAACTTCTTGACCTTACTAGGATTATCCTATACACTTGGACGGTGGCTGGGGATGGTGGTATATATAGTAAACAATGCAACCACAGGTTGAGCCGGATTTTGCCTTAAAATCGCCTTATTTCAATAGTAGGATTATCCCATAATAACTAACAAAGGAGAAATAATATGTCGAAAATGACAAAATACCAATTAGAGCACTTTGAAGAAAAGGTTAGAAGAAACCTTGATCCTCTAATTGAAGAACAGGAATTGCTAGTCAAGCAATTCACAACCGAAGCAACTGACAAAGCAAGTAAGAAACTTGCAGTTAAAATAGGTGCACAAAGGATCATTGATGCTTTACAAGATGCCGAAGAAAGTTTGGCAAAGGCGCAAGGTTCAGCTCGAAGTTTCTTTGAGAAGAAAGCAACTACTAAAAAGATGAAAGAGGACTTGAGTTATAATATGTCTCGTAGTGATGATGATGAGGACATCACAGTAAAAGAGTGTGAAAGTCAAATTAGAACTTGGGCTAAAACACTTGCTGAAAGAGAAATAGAGAAAAGACCCGAAGGCAAACAACTTGCTAAATTGAAGGGGATTAAACGAGTGGCTTTAGATACGATCATGGAAAGTGAAGCACCTGCTACTTTGATTGAAAGTCTTAATAAGGTTATGACTAAATTTATTGGGGTTTCATGGCATGAAGAACCAAAAGCAATAGAGCATAATTAACAGTTGACATAAGGGATAGTCCATGATAAGATTATCCCTTAACCAATACAGGAGAATAAAATGCTTACACAATTAGAAAACTCAAATAGACAATTAAGAATATTAGATGTTATTACTGTCTTAATGGCACAATCAACTCAATTGATTGACATAGTAAATAAAAACCAAAAAGAAGTTAATAGATTGAAAGAAGAATTGGAACAGTTGAAAACTCATGCTGATAATGCAACTGATAAAATAAAGCATAATTAACAGTTGACAGGGCTATCCTATTAGTATAGGATAGTCCTATTAACATACAGGAGAAATACATGATACCAAATCAACAATTTAAGATTACATACTTTGCCGTGAAACATGGCAAGATGATAACAAGAAATGCAACATGGACTGAGGGTTGTAAATACTTTATAAGTAAAGTTGGCAATAAAATGATAACTTACTTTGATCTAGACGCTGATGGATATAGAACAGCTAAAGGCAGTTGGACAGTGAGGTATATATGATCGCAAGTTTACTCGGAATACTAGCGGGCTTTATATTATTAATGTTAGGTTTAATTCTTGGAATACATTCAGAACATACAACAGTTGGCATATTAATAATGTTCGGTGGACTTATGCAAATGCTTTATTGTTTACCGCAATATAGTAAATGAACACTTGACCACGGAACAGGGATAGTGTAGGATTAGGCTTAACCAATACAGGAGAAGTTATGATAACAAAAACAATCAAAGACATTAAAGATGATCCATCACTTAAGGAAGCACAAGCTTTCGTTGGTGGTACGGTTGAGATGGTTAGCGTTAATGATGGTATATTATTAGTTAATGAAGATGGTAAGAGTAAAAACCTGCCAATCAATGATGAAGCGAATAGATTATATGAGCAAGCTTATGGAGTTGATGAAGATATTATCTTAGGCAATGCAATCTATATACCCAACACATTAACCAAGTCGCAATGGTTTAGCTAGAACACATAACGTGTGACCCTGTAGGGTCACACTCACCCCTCACGTACAAGTTGTGCGCCCCCTGATCACTCATTCAATAGAGGTACCAGACCCGATCCAAACAAAATCGCGCGCTTAAACATCGATCCCCTTTAATATAAAAAGGGGTCCCACTACTCTGGGTTATATTGCTTGATTTAGAGAGTTAATGCCGTTAAAAACATGTTGAACATCCTAAAAGGTGCAAAAAAATTATAAAAAATTTTTATGAATTTAAATACTGTTGATATAAGCAAGCTTCCAGCTGACGTTAGAAAAAAGTTTCTCCAACTCCAAGTAATGTATGCCGAAAAGAAGATCCAAGGGCGAGCGAAAAGTGATTTTTTAAGCTTTGTTAAGTGTATGTGGCCTGATTTTATTGAAGGCGCGCATCATAGACACATTGCACAGAAATTTAATGATCTCGCGAACAAGAAAATTAATAGATTAATTGTCAACATGCCACCAAGGCATACAAAGTCTGAATTTGCATCTTTTTTGCTACCATCGTGGATGGTGGGCCGTAATCCAAAACTCAAGATCATTCAGGTGACGCACACAGGAGAACTCGCCATCAGATTTGGTCGAAAAGCCAAACACTTGATTGACAGTGAAGAGTATGGCAAGATTTTTCAAACTAGACTACAAGAAGATTCACAAGCCGCTGGGAGGTGGGAAACAGCACAAGGCGGCGAGTATTTCGCTGCAGGTGTCGGCGGTGCTATCACCGGACGGGGTGCTGACTTATTAATTATAGATGATCCGCACTCGGAGCAAGACGCGATGTCCGCGAATGCATTTGAGAATTGTTATGAATGGTACACATCAGGTCCACGTCAAAGACTTCAACCCGGTGGCCAGATTGTACTGGTTATGACTAGATGGAGTAAAAAGGACTTAACAGGAATTTTATTAAAAAATCAAAAAGAAGTAAAAGGCGATCAATGGGAAATAGTCGAATTTCCAGCAATCATGGACCACGGACCAGTGTGGCCTGAATATTGGGGCCAAGATGAACTCGACAAGGTAAAAGCCACGTTACCAGTTGGAAAATGGAACGCGCAGTGGATGCAATCTCCAACATCTGAAGAAGGAGCTTTAATTAAACGTGAATGGTGGCGTAAATGGGAAGAAGATAAACCACCTGATCTGCATTATGTCATACAATCTTACGATACCGCTTTTATGAAAAAAGAAACGGCTGATTATTCTGCTATTACCACTTGGGGAGTGTTTTATCCTGAAGAAGATAAACCGGCGAATTTAATTTTGCTAGATTGTGTAAAAGAGCGTTATGAATTTCCAGAACTCCGTCGTGTGGCGTTAGACCAGTATAAATATTGGAAACCAGAGATGGTAATCATCGAAGCGAAGGCTTCAGGCCTTCCACTAACGTATGAGCTAAGACAAATGGATATTCCAGTTCAGACCTTTACACCAAGCAAAGGAAATGATAAGCATGTCAGAGTAAATACATGTGCTCCTCTTTTTGAATCTGGAATGATATGGGCACCGGACCAGAAGTTTGCAGAAGAGGTAATCGAGGAATGTGCAGCATTCCCGCATGGTGATCATGACGACTTAGTCGATTCTATGACTATGGCTGTGATGCGCTTCAGGCAGGGCGGATTTATCCAGCACCCTGAAGACTATAAGGACGAAAAACAACCGCCTAGGAAGATGGAATATTATTAATGTCAGGATTAAACTTACTTTATAAATTTTTATTAAAAGAGGCAGCTAAAGGTTCGGGCAAAGCCTCTGGAATCCTGTCTATTGGTGGTGATGTTAGAAAGCTAGCTAACAAAAAATTTCAATCTTATGTTATGACTGCAAAAAAACAAGGTGTAGATCTTGATAAGCTGTCTGAACAAGAAATAAAATATATGCTTGAAATGAACAAGCCTAAAGGACCAACTCTTTTTGGACATCCAGTTATAGATGCAACTTCTCCTGAAGGACAAGGAATTACAAAAGATTTATTTAACATGTTAGATAGACAATCTGGCAAAAACGTTATTAAAACAGATTTTGGTAAACCTTTTGCAGAAGAAGTAGGTAGTGTTGATGGTACTATTAAATATCTAAAAACAATGAAACCCATGGACTCGATGAAAGAAGCTAATAAAGTTTTAAAAGGTGAAGGTCGATATAAAAGTTTATCAAAAGCAGATCGAAAAAAAATTGTAGATGATGAAAGCGTTACTGATCATATCTTTGAAAGAGATATTAAACCTGATCCAGAAGACTTTGCTCATGGTGGCAGAACCGGAAGCGGTTTAAACTATTTGCTCGGTGAAGACGATCAGAATTCTAGAGTGCCTTTTAAAGACGGAACTAAATTTAATCCCAAACGTAGAACGATTTTAAAAGGAATAGGAGCTCTGGCTACTCTTCCTATTATCGGTAAATATTTTAAATGGGCAAAACCGCTTGCTAAATCAAGCAAGGTTCTAACTTCAGTCCCAATTAAAAATATTGATGGCATGCCTTTATGGTTCAAGCCTTTTGTAAACAAAGTTATTAAAGAAGGGGATGATGTTACTAAGAAATTTGCAGAAGCAGAGAGACAGATTGTCCATAAAACTAAACTCCCTGATTCACAAACCGATGTTCTGGTAACACAGGATTTAGGTACTGGAGACGTTGTCGTTGATATTGGAATGGGTAAACATGGTTTTAAAGATGGTCTTCATGGTCAACCGGTTAGATTAGAATATAAAGCGGGAGAATGGATTGAGCCCACACATGCTGAAAATATAAAAAGGGGCTCAAGATTTGAGAAAACAGGGAAACCCACAAAGACCAAAGATGAGTTCTGGGTCGAAGAAGCAGAATTTACTGGAGGACATCCAGAAAACGTTAAGTTTGAAGATGTATCTTATGAAAAATTCGGTGAGCATGGATCAAATTTCGATGAAGTAGAAAAGTTTGCAACTGGTAAAATTAAGAAAAAAACTGCAAAAGAAAGTATAAAAGCAGAGCGGGCACATTGGACACCAGAAGGCGATATGGCATCCGGGGGCCGTGTTCCGATGTGGTTAGGTGGTGGACTAAAAGCCGGAAAAGGTTTAACTAGAGAAATGTTAAAGTTTATGACTAAAGGTAGTTCACACGGTAAAAGCCCTGCAGAAATGTTAAAAATGATGAATCCTAAACAGTTTGAAAAATTATTAAAAGATCGTTCGATGTATAATAAATTTAGTCCAGAGGCTGGAATCATGGCTCCTGATATGATTAAAAACATGATTAAAAAAACAAAAACAGATAGAACAGACATGATTGAACAACTTATTAGTTCTGCAAGAAGTATAAAAAAAGGTGACGACAGTATAATAGCTTATAAAAATAAAATAATCGAAGAGATGGTATCTAAAGGTATGGATAGAAAAACTGCTGAAGAGTTTGCAGAAACTCTGTCTAAATCACTTATGAAAGATGTTGGACCAAAACAAGCTGGCCCTAAAATAACAGAACAAGGACTTCTAGAATTAGAAAACATACAAAAAAATTTAGCTATGAAAGATCGTAAGCTTAATGCTTCAGGCGGCCGTGCTTCGTTATCCGCGGGCGGTCTTGCAGGAATGTTAGGCGAATGAACCCTTTAAAACATAAACTAGCTAATGAATGGATGAGACAAGAAGATGCAACGCCTGAAGAAGCATTAGAAACTTGGAATACAATGGAAGCTGAGTTTAAGGCTAATCGTGCCCTGACCCAAGAACCACGAACCATGGCCCAGGCTCCTTTAGCTAACGAGCTAGAACCCGGTGCACTTAAAGATGAGATGTTAAAAGATTTTGATCCATCTCAAGAAACACATGAAGAGTATTTACAAAGAAAAAATTTAGAAAGACCGTTTAACATGGCTCAAGGTGGATCTGCCGGTCAGTTAGTACAAAACACGGTTGACGGATCACGGCCCGGGTATGCTGGTTTAAGAGAAGGGGGTGTTAAAATTTTAAAAGATTTATATAATCAAGGAATTAGCCATGAAAATATAGCGGTTGAACTAGATACGGGGAGAATGAATGTAACAAGAGAAATAAATAATTTAAGGGAGAAAAATATTTTACAGGAAAGAGATATTTTAAAAGTTACTAAAAAGAGCCCTAAATTTTTAAAAAACGTTGAAACATTAAGAAATATTTTAGAAAAAGAAATTAAAGAATTTGATAAAAATAAAATTTTACCAAAGGAAAAATATACAGCTAATTTAAGAAAATTAGGAAAAGAAATGAAAGTTTCTGCTAAAGCTATAGAAAATTATTTAGCTGAGATTAAAGACCTAGATTTTGATGTATTTGAGATGGGTGGGTCTGCTCCTACGAAATTATCTATTAAAGATCAAAATAAATTTAAAAAAAACTATAAAACAAAAACCATTGCTCAAATGACACGAGAAATTTCAGGTAGAGAAATTACAAGTAAAAAAGGAATGTCTCTTTATACACAATTAGTACGATTCAGAGACTCTTTAGATAAAAAAGGCATTATTAATAAAAAAGAATCTCTTTTAGGACAAGCGGAAAAAACTTTAGGTTATAAAAGAACTCTTGGTGAAACTTTTAGAATATATGAAGAACAACAAAAAAGATTAGCAGCAAAAGATCCAAGTATTTCTCAAAATATAAAATACTTTAAAAAATCTGGTGAGTTTAGTGTTCGTAAATTAGATACAGAGCTTTTAAAATTTTTAAACATGGAGACGGTCAAAGGATCTTTAGATCTTAGATTTCCGAAATTTTTAAAACCTAGTTATGAACATATTCAAGGAATAACTCCAGGAGATATTATTGGGGATTCAGAAGCACTGCGAAAAGTAGACATAGCAACTCGAAGATATAATTTTAAAGAAATGGGCGCAAAATCTAATTTATATAGAGATGTTAAAGATTATTTAAGAACAGCTCAAGCTGCAATTAAAAATAATGAAAGGGGTCTAGCCGACGAGGCTTTAGAAGTAGTAAATAAAATCTACACAAAAGCTAGTGAAAGATTTCTAAATTTAGATAGAAAAGATTTACCTAATTATTCTATTAAAAATGGCATTGTTAAAGAAACAAATTTAAAAGGGCTGATAGAGCCTAAAAAAATAGAAGATAGTTTTAAAACTTTTTTTAAAAGTGTTGCGGACACGACAACCAAGTCTGAATTAGAAACAATCAAAAGAATTCAACCCAATGCATTTAAAGTAATTGATTTATTTCAAAAAGGAAAAGTAAATGAAGGGTATAATTTTATTAAATTAAGAATGCCTTCTGTAAAAGGAGGAGGAAAGTTTGCGGTTCCGATTCTTGCTGGAGGAGCAGCATTAAATTTTTTAACATCGCCTGCTGAAGCAGCCGAAACAGGCGTAGTAGACAAAGCTAAAAGTTGGCCGATTGAACATCCATGGTTAACAGGAGGAGCGGCAACAGGAGCGGCTGCTACAACTAAAAAAGGAAGAAATATTTTAGGAAAAGCGTTTAGGACTTTAGGAACACCACTAACCGGTCCACTTTGGGCTAGTTGGAATATTTCTGATGAATTAAAGAAAGGTAAGAGTTTAACAGAAGCAGTTACTCATCCATTAACAGGAATGGAATTAGCATTTCCAAGTTTATTTAAAGAAAATGTTTCTAAGATTACTAAAAGTCCTTTAGCACAAAAAGTTCTTGGTCTAGGTGGAGCACAAAGATTTTTAGGACCATTGGGAGTAGGAATTACTGCAGTTGATCTTTTAAAAAAGAGAACTAAAGGTATGATGAAAGAATCAGATAGAATATCTACTTTAGAAGGAGATAAGCAAGAACAAGCGGTAGAAGATTATGCAGCTAAGGATTATAAAGGTTATTATGCAGGCGGCGGACTAGCTGGACTAATGAAAAAGTATTATGACTAAAGAAAATCCAACACTTGTAAAAAACATGAAATATGTTAAATGGAAGTCTATTCCACCTTTAAGAGGACCTGATCCTAAAGGGTTGCTTAAAGATAAAAAACAAGATAAACCAATACAGGAGAATAAATATGGCAGATATCGATAAAGGTCTCCCTAACGTTAAACGACCCGACGAAGAAGTTGCAGAGATCGTTAACTTACAGGAAGAGACACCTAAAGGACCAGTAGAGATCACAGAAGATGAGATGGGAGCAACCATCGATTTTGATCCTAATAAAATTGACATGCCTGATGAAGGCGATCCGTTTGCCAATCTCAATGATTTATTACCCGAAGACATAACAGATAAAATTGGTAATCAATTACAAAACGATTACAGAGAATATAAAACTTCCCGTGCAGATTGGGAAAGAGCTTACATTGTTGGTTTAGATTTGTTAGGATTTAAATATGATAATAGAACCCAACCCTTTCAAGGAGCATCTGGTGCAACTCACCCGGTACTTGCAGAAGCGGTTACGCAGTTTCAAGCGCTGGCTTATAAAGAATTATTACCAGCTGATGGACCGGTAAGAACCATGGTCATGGGTGCGTCGAACCCGATGAAAGAGCAACAGTCTCAAAGAGTTAAAAATTTCATGAACTACCAGTTGATGGATCAAATGAAAGAATACGAACCTGAGTTTGACCAAATGTTATTTTATTTACCCTTATCAGGTTCTACATTTAAAAAAGTTTATTATGACGATTTACTGGGACGAGCTGTTTCAAAGTTTGTTCCTGCAGATGATCTTGTTGTTCCGTATACGGCTACCTCATTAGACGATGCGGAAGCGGTCATCCATGTATTAAAAATTTCCGAAAATGACTTGCGTAAACAACAAGTCGCAGGATTTTATTCAGATATTGAACTCACTAAACCTCAAGGTACAATTACCAATGAGTTAAAAGAAAAAGAGAGAGAAGTAGAAGGAGTTACAAAATCCCAAAGAGTCGAACCTATGTATACAGTTCTAGAATGCCACGTTAATCTAGATCTAGAAGGATTCGAAGATGTTGGTGCCGACGGAGAACCAACCGGAATAAAATTACCTTACATCGTAACAATCGAGGAAGGTAGTAGGAAAGTTTTGTCTATTAGACGAAACTTTGCGCCCAATGATCCAAAGAAAATAAAAATCCAATATTTTGTCCATTTCAAATTTCTGCCTGGACTAGGATTTTATGGTCTTGGACTCATTCATATGATTGGCGGATTGAGTCGTACTGCAACTGCGGCTCTCCGTCAGTTACTAGATGCTGGAACTTTATCAAACTTACCAGCCGGATTTAAACAAAGAGGTGTCAGAGTAAAAGATGACGCCGCTAATATACAACCTGGAGAATTTAAAGATGTTGACACTCCGGGCGGTAATCTAAAAGATGCATTTGTATTTTTACCTTACAAAGAACCCTCACAGACTTTATTGCAGTTGATGGGAATTGTAGTTCAAGCAGGACAAAGATTCGCGTCCATTGCTGACATGCAGGTCGGGGACGGAAATCAACAGGCCGCTGTTGGTACGACTGTCGCTCTTTTAGAACGTGGTTCAAGAGTAATGTCAGCAATCCATAAAAGATTATATGTAGGTCTTAAACAAGAATTTAAATTACTGGCGAAAGTCTTTGCTCAGTATTTGCCACCTGAATATCCTTATGATGTAGTAGGTGCTGCAAGAAATGTTAAAGTAACGGATTTTGATGACAAGGTAGATATTCTACCTGTTGCGGACCCTAATATATTTTCAATGTCTCAAAGAATAGGTATGGCCCAAACACAATTACAATTAGCTCAATCCAATCCACAAATGCACAATATGTATATGGCGTACAGAAATATGTACACGGCAATAGGTGTAAAGGATATTGATAGAATTTTACCACCGCCTCCACCGAATCAACCTAAAGATCCGGCGATCGAGC